AATGTTGCACTACGATACCGGAGTTGCTCAAGAAGCTGAAGCGTTTCACTTGATACGGCCTGCAAGACATCAGTCTCTTGCCCGTTCTGAGACAACGCAAACATACAATCTGATATTTCCGGATATTGGGCACGAAGATTATAGACATCTCGTAAACTTTCATAGTCCTTTTTCTTCTCATACTCTATACCTGTTTTAATGATAAAATAAATACGACCGGAATAAGCACTAATATCAGAGCCAAAGAGAGGAAGATGCCAATTGCGGAAGAATTTATAGACATATAGGAACAATCGATATAACTTATTAATATAAGATTCAACATCGAAATCAATAGAACAGTAACCAAACCTAGTAAGGCACCGAGAAGCATGTAATATAATCTTATCATCATCAGTAAGAGTAGAATTAGCCTTGAGATACTTATAATAAACACGAGCAAGATCTAGAATTGAATCCTGTCTGTAGGCAACGAATCCGAATCTCGCGATTCTCTGTGGCGTTCGATGCACAGCGAGAAGAATTCGAGCAATCGCAGAACTATCATCATTGCAAGCAGATGAGAATCGTGGAAGTAAGGAACGGATATACGACATGGGTGGAGTTGACCGAACACTGACGCCATTGAAGTTATAGACTCTTCCGTTAACGACAGAGTCGATTTTTTGCTCAATTTGCGCATAAGCGTCTTCACCTTCCACGTAGTCACAGCCTTTTTCAAAAAATCCAACAGACGATCTCGATTTGGGTCTAAACGCGCGGCATGAGCGATATAACAAGGGAGAAGAGCACAAGCTGTTAACGTAACTCGCAACGTACGAGCCAGCTCCACCAGCGGAACGTTGGAAATCTGAACGACCGAGTTTCCAACTCTTATCGTGACAGTATCGTAAAACCTCGGAGACTTTCTCCGAGTTTGTGAATAATAAGAGATGATAATGCGGGCGGAAATGCACGGGTCCGTACTCACCCACAGCGTAGAAATGTAACGTTTCATAAGAACCTAATGTTTGAAATAAATGTTTACGCAAACGTTTAATATAATTTTGGACATCAACATAGTTTAAGAAGGGAATAAGGTTATCACGACCGTATTGCGAAGAAGCGGGATAATCCGTTTTGTCAACGGCCTGCGTCTTAGTAATAAAACTACGAATAGCGTCCATACTAAGAAACCAATTATCTTTAACAGGTACATATTCCTTAATTTCACGGTCAAACGGCACAGTGCCTTGAACCTGTTCGAAGAATATATGACGCAGCATGAAGTTATCATCACATCGATATTCAGAGACAGGGATATATTGATGATGTTCATGACCAAAATGAATATCTCCTGAAATACCTAAGACATCCTCATAATCACTGTGAAGAACCTTACAATTCATAAGAGGAATATGAGCATTGTCATAAGTAAGAGTTACAAAATAAGAATACTTAAAAGCACTTCCAGCGGTCTTCACGCGCATGGACGCTTTTTTAGCTCTCTTATGAATACAATAATCGCATTGACCACAATCTACGGCAATACGTGCACCAGTATATTTATTCGTAATAAACGAACGATGCTGACAATGATCAACAGCCTTAAGCAAATCAGGAGAAAATTTCATAATTATTTACGTTTATCAATAACTTGGTGACGACTACGGTGACCAAATGAAATATGAATAAATGTAGGATACAATATCAGCTGGTCAAACACATGAATATTATCCGAATATCTATGAATATGTTCAAGCAACTGATTATAAGAAGTAGAACCATAAGGCTTCATATCAATAGCTTCTCCGGTCAAATGTTGAGAAGTAGGAACACCACCACAAGCCTTATTTTGTTCAGGAGTACGACGAGCACTAGTTATTGTAAAATGAACATTAGAAACCAACAAGTACTCAAGAAAATGTATAAGAGCATAATTCATAATCCAATAGCGTTAAGGATGTAACCTAAAGCGGCAGAAACAGCTCCAATGATAATTTTCCAAATATTATTACTTTTCATTGCTTTGAATCTTAAGTTCAACAAAATCATTTTCCTCTTTAATCGAATCCACAATAACAATAAGACCCAATGAAGAAACTCGCTCAGAATAGCTTCCAAGACCATCGAGAGAATTGACAATATAAGGCGAAACAACATCACGACCAGTAGTTTTTTCCTTAACTGAGATAATAAATTTCTGCATAATTGTGAGATTTTAAAATGTTAATAACAGTTGTATCTTCTAACTGGGAGCAAATATACAAACTATTTTTATAATCCCAAGAGAAAATCTATTTTTTTTTAGATTCTACGGTAGAGTGTGAGTTGTGCGTTTATGGACAAGGAAAGGAGAATTCGAGAGGATAACTCGGAATTTGCTTCGCACACAACTAGGGGCTTCGCTTAATTAACAAGTGGATGTATACAGGGGTGTATAGCCACGGCAGGTCAGATAGAACCTGCCTTTGCGCACTCCGTGCTAAAATACCGAAGCGGAACGCTTCTCTATGGAAGTCGCTCCGCTCCGTTTTTCGACCAGGCCCTACGCGGGCGGCGGGTGTATATCGCTCAAACGCCGCGATGGGCTTCTAGTTCTGAAGAATGTCACCGACCATTATAAATAGTAGTATTACGTGGGCCATAATCATTACGATAGATATTGGCACCAGGACGAAACGAACCAATAAAATTACCGGCACCAGCAGCAATAGAACCAATACCACGAGCAACAGATTCCCAATAATGAGTACGACTTTGTTTACGGACCAATTCAGCACCATACTCAGCAGCTTTCTGATTTGCCATAGAAGTTTTATACTCCACATGCTTACGAAGCTTAACATTTTTATAATCATAAGTGCTATCACGATACTGCAACTCGTTAGAAGCATTAGCGGCCTTAATCAAAGAATCAGCAGTTTCAGAAGCTACACGATTATCAATCTTTTTTCCGGAAGTTTCAGCGGAGATAAGAATAGCACGCTGAATTTCAGTCTGAATTTGCTTCTCCGTAAGAGCGCCTTGAGTCTGAAGATTAACTAGTGTTTGCGCCTTAATGAACAAATCAGCTTGTTGATTCTGGTCCATATATTTATTCATAATACGCTGGGCTTCAGAATTAAGCAAAATTTGCGTTTCCTGTGCGGCCGAAATACGTTCGGCAAACTGGGCATTCCTCAGATTTTGAGCTTCAGTAGACTGGTCCAGAGCAGCAGAAATACGACCTGTTTCATTATTCCAGTAACCAGAAGAACCAATAGCCAGATTTTTCCAATTAGTAAGGCCTCTATAATAATCAGACAAAAGAGGAGTTACGGTATCAGTCTGACGCGCACGAGAACCTGATTCGTTAGCTGCGGCTTCTGAGGCCTTGGCCTGAGCAAGAGAAGCAAGAGATTCAAAAACACCAGAAAAATTAGGTTTATAAGCTTGCATACTAGGAACAGGAGCAGCAGTAGCAGCAGCTCCGCCAGAGGCAGGAGACCTAGAACCAGCCATAGCGGCAGAACCCTGAACAAATGGGTTCAAACCGCGAGAAATCATAGCATTGGGAGAATTATAAGCATTATTCATACCCCACATCTGTTGCTGCCAATCACGCTGAATCTGAGCTTGCTCAGCATTAAATGCATTTTGCTCACGCATCATACGGAGATTAACCTTATTCTGATGATTCTGATTAGCCATGCCGACAATATTATCGGTAAGGTTTCCTACAGAAGAAGCAATAGCGTCAAACAAGCCCATTACTCAGCAGAGGCAGATGCGGAATCCGGAGACGGCGCTGCCTTATTCTCTGCCAACATAGACTCGGCATAAGCCGATAACTCAGATTTCTCATTAGCCAACTGCCATAATACAGCCTGTCGCTCAGACATTGTCTGACAGTGCCGAGAAATGACACAATCAAACCGTTGCTCGTCAGTCATACCATCCATGACAGTAGACTGAGTAGGATGCATCTGAGCAATAATGTTCTGGACATTCATATCACCAAGCAAACGACGATATTTCTCCTGATTCAATAGAATCTGCGTCATATCGACTTGAATCAAATCGCCATCAATAGTTTCATCGTACATAACTGAATCATACACAGACTGTTGATAACACGGGTGGCCCTCAATCAATTCGGGAACAACCTCATTTTTAATATAACCGGAATTTTTATAAGCAAAATTTCTCATAACAGCACAAAATTAATAAGGTAAACCGTTTCTATCCAAGTTCTGCACAGCATATACTTGAAAGTTAACATTACACAATAACTGGTCAAATGCGACAGAACAGTTAGCAGCATCAATCTGAGGGACAAAAATAGAATTAAGCTGTTGGGGGCGAACCTTCATCGACTGATATGACCAAGCACCGGAAGAGGTCAATACTTGCCAGCCGTCAAGGGGAGCAGCCCAAGATTGATAAGCAGCACCAGCACGGAATCCGGCGTGGACAGTATCAATATTAGACTTCCACTGCCAATAACGGAGATTATAGCCAAGAGAACCGGAAACATTACGACCAGGATTATTCTGAAGATTCAGAGCGGGAACAGCTTGCATACCAAGCTGGTCAAATGCAGGTTGTGGAAAATCAGATATAGCAGTCACAGTCAACTGAGGAGCCTGACCTGTCAAATTCCAGTCCAGCAGAGGTACAGCGTGATAAACACACATAATCACTTGATGCTCAGCGCCACAATCATAAGTAATAACATGACCAGAATTGCTAGATACACCTTTACCGGCAATAGAAGCTTGAGAGGAATCGGTATCAAGGTTAGTATTGACTACCTCGTTAATATTAATAACACTAGACCAGCCTCCAATATAATGGGCATGATTTCCCATATATTCAGGAGCCTTAATACCGAATTGGGCGGCCATCTGGTCTGAATAGTCTTTGCTAGAGAATTGAACTACTTCTTTCCAACGTTGAAGGTATTCAGTTGCTCGAATTGAAAGAGCAGAGAGATCAGAATTAGCAGATGAAGGTACAACGTTGTTAGAACCAGTCGGATCGCTAACCGTAGCCGATAAAGAAGGTAAAACAGCTACGCTACCATACTGAGAAGAAGGAAGCATACCCATAAAATAATCCTTAGGATAGTTCGCATAGCGGAGCTGAATCATATCCGTAACTAAAGAAATCTGACCAGTACCAGACCAATAGTCAACATTATAGGCATAAGCCTTATGTTTTTCCCACTGAGAATTACTGAAGAAGTCATAATAAATCTTCTGATAAGCAAGGAACGGAAGAGCATTAACAATCTGTGAATTCTGGTAAACCAGAGGATTGTCAGAATCACCAAGACTATCAACACCTAGATATTTCTGAGTAATAGCAGCCTTAGCTACATTGGAAGAGGCAATCAAAGAACCATAACCAAGCAAATCAAGCAACTTGCAAGAACCATAGACAATAGGAAGTCCTGCATCATCACGAGTATTAGTCTGGTCACCGGCATTAGCCGTCTGTAAAAACTGATTAAAAATACTCAGAGAAATATTAGGCACAGAAGTAAGTGCAGTCGTATTCGTAGTAGAACTAGACGCACTAGTCATATAATCGGTCATCTGAGTAAACGCCTGTGGTAGCGCACGAGAAATAAGGCGTAACGGCACAGCGTAAAAATCATAATATTCCTTGATACGAGTATAAGCAGCCGTATTAACCGGAACAGTACGGGTAAACCAGTCCGAAGAAATACGATACTTAGTACCGGGAATAGCAATCTGCCAAAAGCAGGGAAGAATCTCACCAACTTTAGCAGTAAATAGTTTTTTCGAACTTAAGTCGAAGGAAGACCGATGGGTAGGAATCTTAGCTCGGTCTAAAGGATTAAAATCACTCATAATTAATTAATATTTAAATTAAACCATACGGTTGAGAATACCATTAGCATCATTAAGTTGCTTGTGCTTAATCATATCACGACAGAATGTTGCACTACGATACCGGAGTTGCTCAAGAAGCTGAAGCGTTTCACTTGATACGGCCTGCAAGACATCAGTCTCTTGCCCGTTCTGAGACAACGCAAACATACAATCTGATATTTCCG